TTACTACTACAGGAAAGTGGTTCTGTTATATAGGAGAGACACCATATCTGGATCTGCCGTATATGTTTCTTAAGCAAATACCACAGACAACTCATCGTGTAATCAAGCCGGGGGTTAGTCTTTTGCTATCCGGTTTTGGCAATGTTTATAAAGTTTGGTAAGGGGGTTTAACTTGAAAAGAATACTATATTTATTATTGTTTGCGCTGCTTCCCGGAACATTGCTTGCCCAGGGAGCGCATGGAACTGGCAGCAGGGCCAATAGATACAAACCTGTTACAGATACAACGAATGTTACTAAGCAGCTTGGAAGAACATATGTTTATGATAGCAAATTCTGGATAGCAAATGGTACTTACCTCGTTGAGCAGCATAGTGCCGGGACTCCATCGGCCGGGTATATGCAGACAGTAGATTCAACTCTCCACGCTATCGACAGTTACTTTTCACGTTCAGCAGGGGTTGATACTTCTGCAGCTCATATGACGCTTATCAACACAAAGCTTAATTGGGGCGATTCTACGAGCGTATCTGAAGGTTCATATCGAAGCGGCAAAGCTGTAACGGATAGCTTATCTGATCATATGACTTTAATCAATACAAAAGTAAATTTAGCCGATAGCACTGCCGATACTGAAGGTAGTTATGCATCCCGAAAAGCCTTATCTGACAGCTTAACAGCCCATTGGTCTGAAATAGCACTGAAGGTATTTCTCGCAGATAGTTCGTTAGATACTGATGGGAGTTACGCATCTCGAAAAGCTTTATCTGATACCGCTTCTGCTCATTGGACTGAAATCGGATTAAAAGCAGATGACGCTGATGTATTGAAAAAAGACGGCACAGTCGCCGCAACTGCTGATCTGGATATTGGTGGTAATTATTTGTTAGATAACCAGAACACCGCTAATCTAGGTAGGGCAGGGCAGAGTTATCACACTAATGGCATTACTCAGTATGTAAATATGGATGGCGTTGCGGCAGAGTTAGTTGCAACCGGGAACTCCACTGGAAGTATCATATGGGGAGGGATGTTTCATGACTTAACGACCGACAATCAGAGAATTTGGTATTTTGGGGACAGTGACGCAGTTGAGAGAATTGGCCTAGCAGTTTCTACTACTGATTATAAATTGGGCGGGATTTGTGCTGTGGCTGGTGTAAATAAGTGGTCGTGGGCCTCAGATGATAGCTTTAATGAAAATACAGAGTATTCTATAGTATTCGAGCAGAATGGAACAACTCCAGCTCTTTATGTAAATGGAAAAGAATCTCCAATAACTTTCTCAATATCTACAGATTTAACTGCTTGGTTTGATCAAGCAACTGGAATAGATAATGGCAAATTAAGTGCTGGAGCGTATGCTACATCATTCGCTGGTTCATTCGCTAATGTCGATGTTAATTACTTTGGTACGTTTAATACAGTTTTATCAGGCCAGGAAAAACAAGACCTATACACAACAGCCCGTTCCCCGAATAAGTATGTAGGGGCGAGTAATGCTGCAGAATACACCGGAGATTTTTCTGCTGATGTAAATGGCTGGACACAAAATACAGGAGATGCAGATTTACAATTATCTGCACCAGTCACACAGGACGCAGTTACCGAAACAATGAAAATATACGCTAATGGAGGAGATAAAACCTGTCAGCTAGACAGGGATGCATCAATCTTAGTTAGTGGGAAAGCATACAGGTTAACGTTTGATTATTTCGCAGAGACAAGTTCTGGCATAGCAAGTTTTGGCATTGGAGTTGCGTCTAATCGCTCACCAGGGCTTGATGGAACATTTACATCTAATGCTATTACTGTTGTTGAAAATGCTTGGCAAACTGGGCAAACACTAGAGTTTGTAAATAGCACAAATAGGCCAAATTTAGATTTTTGCACGTACACATCATCAGTAGGGCAAATGGTTGATGTATTACTCACAGGAAAGTCTTTCTATTTGAAGAATGTAGTACTTACTAGAATAGGCGAAGTAGTTGGCTTCTACCCAGAGAATATGACCCCTACCACATGGTACGGGACAAACGACATAACCGGAACCGTGAGTGGGGCAACGCTGATTAATAGTCCTGTAGTTACATACCAGAGTGGTAGAGCTTTAGCTATTCAAGGTACTGACATAGCTTCTGCTAATGATATAACTCTTGGTGATGGCAATTACTTTGATATAACAGGCACTACGATAATCAACAGGATACTAGGTACTGGCTGGACAGCAGGCTCACAGGTTACATTGCAGTTTGACGCAAGTGTTACAGTTGATCATGGAACTGCTGCTGGAAGTAATTATTATGGCTTTAAATTATCTGGTGCTGGGGATATGAGTGCAACGGCAGATGATACATTAACACTAGTTTTTGATGGAGCATGGTGGAGAGAAGTGGCAAGGACAGTTATTTAAAAACCTGTAATAGAACAGGGAAATATTTATAAAAGGAGAAACACAATGGATTTCACATTACCGAACACAATTGCAGTCCTTATGGGATTATCAGTACCGGCACTTATTGGGTGGTTAAAACAGAAAATTACTTCTAGTAATTGGCGTTTTGCTTTGGCTATTGGTTTATCAGCACTTATTGGAGTTCTTTCAGCTATTATATCTAAGACACCATTTGATCCAACACATCTTGCAGTATATGCTAGTGTAGTTATTGGATATGGTCAGACAGCATATAATATATGGAAACAGTTATTTGTTAAAAAATAAAGAGTTGTTCTCCTAAAGAGAGTGGGGGGTTTCTCCCTTTCCCCCATTCTCACCCCTTACTTTTATAGAGGTGCTTTATGTCAGAAAAATTTTTACAATTAGTGCAAGAGACATTAGATAAAGAAGAATTTGATGAGTTAGTAAAGAGAATACTTGAAGCACACCCTGAGAGTAAAAGTGGAGAAGATACTTGTCCATATTTACCTCCTATGGACCCATTATGTATTGTTATGGGGAGTAGTTGGTGTACTTGGATACCTAAGGGGGGTTGTGCAGGATGAGTGCTCTAGTTAAAAGAGTATTGCATGGTCCTTCTCAAAGGAAGTTAGATGTATTAAATGTAGAGTATAATACACAGATGCAAGAATTAAAAGATCTTATTACATCCACTGGCGAAGGAGAAGTAGTTTATAATAATGATATTGAAGGTAAGTGTTTACTATCAAATAAAGATGTAGCTGTTCAAAAAGTATTTATGGAAAAGGGGGAAGTTTTTCCAGAACATGCTCATCCAAACTGCCTTGAATGGATATACATTTTATCTGGAAAATTAAAGTATGTAAAGGGAAACAAAGAAATTATTTTTAACCCTGGTGATTGGGATATTATAGGAAGGTCTGCAGAAGTACATGGAAGTACTGCTATTGAAGATACAATAGTTATCGCTACAACTATTCCAAAAGACAGGGGATATCCCACAAATGGCTAAACAAGATGAGATTAATGGAAAATTATTAAATGCAGTTGATACTGTAGAAAAGATTCAGGCTATACACGGGGATAGTATATTAAAGAATACAGTTGCAGTAAGAGTAATATTTATAGTTTTATCTTTAGTAGTAAGTACATTTGGACTTATAGAAATTTTTAATAGATTAGCAGGTAGGTAAAAATGAGTTGGGTAACAGATTTATTTACAGGGGGAGTTTCTTCAGTAGTTGATTCAGTAGGAGATATGATTGATAAATTATCTACTACGAAAGAAGAAAAGAACCAATTTAAATTAGATTTTGCAAAAGAAATGAATAGGTTTAAAGAAATTCAGTTAACAGCAACTTCTAATTATGATGCAGAGATAACTAAACGGCATGTAGCAGATATGGCTTCAGATAGTTGGTTGTCCAAAAATATTCGTCCGTTTACATTAGCATTTTTAACTTTTTTTGTTATGCTTTTAGCTTACTTAACACTATTTATTTTAGATGCTAGTCAAGAGGCTTTAGTAGAGCCGTGGTTACAATTATTTACAGTACTAATGGGTACAGTATATGCTTTTTACTTTGGTAGTAGAGGGTTAGAGAAGATTCAAGAAATTAAATCAAATAGTAAAAAAGGGGAGTAGTTTATGGAAAAGCAATTAGAAACATATGTAGATGTACAGATGGAAGTAATTAAGAAAGCACATGAAGAGTATAGTAAAGAGTTAACTCTTATTGAACAGCAAAGACAACAGGGAGAAAAAAGAAAGAATACTGTTATAGCTGAATTAAATGCACTTAATGGAAGATTGATAGAGCTTATTGCTATTAAGACAGGGAAGTACATGGAAGTAGTTGAGGCACAGAAGAAAGAAGATCCACCTTTGATAAAAGCACTTAAAAAAGAACAAGTAGAAGAAGCAAAGTGTGAGGAAAATCCAGTAATAGATTAATTTAAAGTTATTTCTGTAGAACCTACTGCATTTAAGGAAAATAAGGATAAACCTATTCCTCCTAAAGTAAGAAAGGTTAAAGAGGGAGAGCAGTCTGAGAAACCAGAAGTTTCTGAATAATTTAGTAAGGGGATTATAATGGAGAACTTTACAGATTTATTATGTCCAGAGTGTAATACAGCTACTCTGAGCAAAGCAGGAAAAAGGGAAACAAAATCAAAGGGTAATGTACAAAGATATTATTGTTCAGAATGTAAACATACAACGTCAGATCCTGTTGTTATTGAAGAAACAATAGATAATCACATAAGAACAAAAGTACAGAAACAGAAATTTCAAGATAAAACTAGAGTAGCAAATAAAGATTTTAGAGAAGTGAGTAGAATTTATAACGCAGTTGAAGAGTTAAATAATACAACAGTTGATATTCTTTCTAAAGACACGTTTACAAAATTTACTAAATATCATGTGGATAAAAGAGATGGTAAAGGTGGAGTTATTCAGATCGGTGATTGGCATGGTAATGAGGAAGTAAATCTTAAAAGTAATGTTTATAATTTTGATGTTTTAAGTAAAAGAGCTCAAAAACTAGCACATAATGCAATACCTTTTTTTAAAATGCATGGTGTTAAATCTATATTTCTTGCTAGTACAGGAGATATGATAAATTCAGATAGGCGATTAGATGAGTCAACTACACAGTCATATAATAGAGTAAGTGCATTTTTATGTGTTGCTGATATCTTAAAGTCTTTAATTCTTGATTTAAATGGTGCAGGTTTTAATGTTTACTTTGGTGGTGTATGTGGTAATGAGAGTAGGGTCCATGAAGAGATGGGTTTTTCAGATGTGCTTGTAACTAATAATTATGATTATGCTATTTACAATATTTTACAGGAAAAATTTAAAGGTTCTAAAGGAGTAACATTTATTCAGGGTGATCCTAAAGAACTTGTTGTGAATGTGAATGGTCAAAACATTTTAGTTATTCATGGAGAAGAAGCAATTTTTAATGGGGATGTTGAGAAAGGTACTACTCGATTAATTGGTAAATATGCAAATATGGGAGTTATAATTGACTTTGTTTTATTTGGTCATTTGCATTATGCCAGAATAGGTGAGAATTTTGCTAGAAACTCTTCAATGGTTGGAAGTAATGGTTATTCAGATAGAGCATTACATTTAATTAGTAAAGCTTCTCAGAACCTTCATGTTGTAGAAAAGGATGGGATGCATTCTATAAAGATTGATTTACAAAGTGTTAAGGGGTATAAAGGGTATGCTTATAATAAGCGTTGGATTGCTTATAATTCACAAGCAGATAGACAAAGAGCATTAACCACTATATATAAAGTGGTAATATAAGGGAGAAAATATATGACTTTAATTTTATTAGGAATAGTAGCATTTATTCAAAATATGATGTTCACTTGGGCAAGTAGAAGTAGAAATAGTGGATCTCCAGGATATCACTTTTTTGCAGCATTAGGTAGTAACAGCACATGGTTTATTTGTAATTTTTTCTTAATCCTTCCTAAGATGCTAGATGTGTTTAAGAATGGAAATTTTAATGATCAATTAGTTGTTATGCTTGTGTATGTTATTTGTACTTCTTTGGGTTCATGTTTAATGATGAAGATATTATTAAAGAAAGAAAAAGGTAATAAACGGGTAGGAGCAACTAATGACAGTGAATGATATTATATATATGTTACTAGATCATATAGGTACTGGAGTTAAATGGAATATGATTTTTTTAGGTTTTTTTGGTAGCATATTTTTTATAGTTAAGAAATTTTTCCCTAACTTGCTGAAGATGACTAAGGGCTAATATATATGTATATGAATATGTTTGAGAAACTGTTTATTAATAGAGTAAATAAATCTAGCATAGATGCACGATGGTTTAAAAACCTTGTCTCTCCAGATAGTTCAGTTTCTGATGATCCTTATGGTAAAAGTGCATTAGCATATTCATGTATAAGTTACACAGGAAGAGCTATTAGTCAAGTTCCTCTTATTGAAGAGAGGAGAGTTAATACTAGGTGGGAAGCAGTTTTAAATTCCCCCTATACTAGAGCATTTGAGAATCCTAATGATGTTACAGAGGCAGACACTTTTAAGGAGTCTTTGGTAGGTCATTTACTTTTAGATGGAAATGTTTGGGTATATCCAGTATTTGGCAGTGATAAGAAAAAGGATATTCCTGATGTATGGGCAATTAAACAAGAATATATTAAGGCTGTAAAAAAAGCTAATGGAAGACTAGATTATTGGAAATTTTCCCCTTCAGGTAAATTTTCAGAAGAAGATAATAAAAACATAATAAAGATTCCTGCAAGTGATATAGCTCATATTAAGTTTTGGAATCCTAATGATTTAATTTTAGGACAGAGTCCTTCAAAAGCAGGAAAACTTCCATTAGGTAGTGATTATAAAGCATCGATGTATAATGATTTATTTTTTGAAAATGGAGCATCTATTAGTGGAGCTCTTACAACAGATAAGATAGTTAATGATAGTTCTTTTAAACGGCTTACAGAGCAGTTTACTAGTAAACATCAAGGGTATAAGAATGCACACCAGATAGCTGTGCTGGATAGTGGATTAAAATACACTCCTATGGGTATTACTCAAAAGGATATGGATTATCTTAATTTAAGAAAGTATAGTCGTGAAGAGATTATAACTCTTTATGGAATGAAACCTTCTATTCTTGGATTAACAGAAAAAATTAATTTTGCAACTACAGTGCAGATGAAAAAAGATTGGTGGACCACTACTAATATTCCTATAATGAGGAAAATTCAGAATGCACTTACTATTCTTTTCTTTGGTAAAGATCCAAATAGAAGACTTATTTTTGATATTAGTTCTATTGAAGCATTACAAGATGAGTATAAAGAAAAAGTAGAGAACTATTATAAGTTAGTAAATACAGGTGTTCCGCCTAAAGATGCTAATGAGACATTGAATATGCATCTTCCTCGTTTTGCTGGTGATGATATAGGTATGGTTCCAATGAATTATGTTCCTAGAGCAGATGCTGCTTCAGGTATATATGCTGCAGGAGCAACAGTAGTTACTGATGAGAGTGGAGAAAAAGCCACTATTACCTATCCTGCTAAAAAAGAGGTTAAGCAACAGGAAGTAGTAACAAAAACAAAGAAACAAATCATGCTGGAATTAAGGTGGAAGAGCTTAATGGAAACCTTTTTTCCCATAGAGAAAATGTTTGAGAGTAAAGTTAAACGGGTATTTATGGAGATGCGAGTAGCTTCTTTAGCAGTTATTAAAAAAGATATTGATACTTCTCTTACAAAAATACAGAAAAAAGATTTAGAAGATTTAGAGGAATTAGATTTTTTAGAATTTGAAGATTTAATGGCTGCTTTTACTGCTGCTATTTACTTGCTTGCAGTTAAAGAAGGCTGGGCTACAATGGTAGCAGAGTTAGGTGTAGCCCTACCATTTGATATAAATAATGTAGAAATTCAATATTTTTTACAAACAAAACCAAATAAAATTAGAGGTATTGTAGAGACTGTACGAAGAGAGATTATAGCTAGTATACAAGTAGGTAAAGATAATGGTGAGAGTTTTGATCAGATTATTGCACGAATAAAAAAAGTATATAATGGAGCTTCTAATAGAGCAAAAAATATAGCTATAACAGAGATAATGGGTTCAGCTAATTTTGCTAGACATTTAGTTTTAGTTGGAAGTGGGTTTGATTATAAAAGATGGATTACTGCATTTGATGAAAAGGTTAGAGAATTACACGCCCCAATGCATGAAGTTATTATTTCTATTGATGAAGCTTGGGTAATGCCTAATGGTGAGTCTTTAGAGTATCCCGGAGATTGGAATGCTTCAGCACAAAATACTGTGGGATGTAGATGTATTGAAGATGGTGTAAAGACTTTAGAAGGATAAAAGGAGTATATAATGGCAGAAAAATTAGTATTACCTGATGGTAAAAAAATTCTTACAAGAGACTTTACAAATGTAATAAAAAGTGTCGATGTAAATAAACGTCAAATAGTTATGCGGGGAACAGATGAGACTGTAGATAGACAAGGTGAAGTAGTAATGATGAGTGGTTGGGATCTTAAGAATTATCTTAAGAATCCAGTATTTCTTTGGGCTCATGATTATGGTAGTGTACCTTTAGCTGCAGCTAGTAAAGTTATTAAGAAAAAAGGTTCAGATCCTCATTTGTTATTTTATTTAGATTGGCCTACAAAGGAATTATTTCCTTTTGCAGATATGATTCTTAATTTATACCAGGAGAAAATAATTAATGCTTCTTCAGTAGGATTTTTTCCATTAAAGTCTGAGAATATGGATGAAGATGCAGAATCTTATTGGGCTCCACAGAGATATTTAAAGCAAGATTTGCTTGAGCTTTCAGGTTGTGCTGTTCCTTGTAATCCAAATGCTGTTCAGAGTGCTGTAAAAAGTATTGGTGGGATAAAAGCATGGGTAGAGTATATTATAGGTGAGCAAAAGCATATGTCTGCTCCAGATAATGCAGATGATATTTTAGAAGAGGTGGATAAATTGAGACAAAATGTTGAGTTTATAGATGAAACAAAGAAGACACAAGTAGTTATTGATGGTAATAAAGATGAAGTTTTTGAAACAAGTAAGAGCGAAGAAGTTAAAGCAGTTGAAGAAGTTCTAGTTAATCCTAATGGGAAATTTGATGAAGATTCTCATTATACAAAAGTTGAAAATTCAGATGAGTTAATTGAGGAACTAGAAAAAGATATAACAGAAGAGGAGATTAAAGAAATTGATGAGGAAGATGCTGTAGTAAGAGATGCTGAAAAAGCTATGAGTTTAGATTATGAAATAGAAGTAAATGGGAATCCTGTAGAAGATTTTAGAATGGAAGAGTTTGATATTGAAGATAATTCAGGGATTAAAATTTACGTTAATTATAAGGAAGTAGAAGTGGAAGATGAAGTTAATTCTTCAGTGGAGTCCTTGGATGATAAATCCATAGAGGACAAATGCACAGAGGAGGATATAACTAAATACAAAGCAACACTATTTCCAGAGAAAGCTGAAGTAGAGAAAGAAATTGAAGGTAAGCTTACGTCTGAAGAGATTACAAAGCTTATTCCTTTGGTTAAACAAGTAGAACAAGTAATAAAGGATAATATATAATGGAAGACCTATTTAAAAAGAATGCAGAAGGAGAGTTTGTTCCTGTTGAAGCTGAGATTAAAGATAAGGATGTGAACATAATTACTTCTTCAAGTAAAAGTGAGTATGACCAGTTGAAAGACGGGCTTGATGGTATTGTGAATGCTGTTAATACGAATGGTGCTATGAAGCAGTTGCAGGAAGAGATGAAAGAGCAGAATGCAAAGTTTGAAGAGTTTAAGAAGGGTGGTTTTTCTATGCCCTCTAAACAAGAAGATGTAGATGATGTTGCGCAGAAGTATTTTACAAAGCATAATATTGATATGGCTTATCAAGGTAAAATGTTGCAGGATAAAGTTAAGCATCCTGGTTATCAGATGAGTGAAGAAAAACGTGTATACTGTGCGGAGTGGATGGCTCTTGCTATTAAAGCAGCTAGTGGTGATTATCGGGCTAGAGAAATTATGGAAGGTAAGTATAAAACTGCTATTGGGGATTCAGGGAATGATGATCTTCCTATTCCAGATCCAGTACAGGTTGAGATTATGAAGTATGCTTATGAAGAGTCAGTTGGTTTGCAGGATTGTGAAGTTGTATCTATGAAGTCTGAATTTAAAACTTATCCAAGAGAGACTGCTGGTGTAACTTTTGCATGGAGTAATACTACTCCAGCAAGTGATCCTACACTTGATGAAGTTAAGTTGACTTGTGAGGAAGTATCAGCCTATTCAACTGCTCGTAATATGACGCTTGCTGATTCACCTTCTGATCTTGTTGGTTGGTTATTTGGGATTATGAGTAATGGTCTTGGACAGGAGATAGATGATCAGTTGTTTAATGGTACTGGTTCTCCTAATAGTGGGTTATTTACTGCTAAAACTGGTTATTCTGTAAATATGGGCACAGGAAGTACTTCTTTTGCAGATGTTTCAGATGTTGAATTTTCAAAAATGATAGCTGCTCTTGATGGCAAAAGAAAACGGAATGCTAAGTTCTATATGAATGGGGAAATTCTTCACTATGTTAGAACTCTTAAAGGTACTACAGATATGCCTATTTTTGTAGAGTCTGTTGGTTCTCCTGTTCCTGGTGCAATTTATGGTAAACCTTATAAAGAAGTAGTTGTTGCTCCTAGTACAGATGCTGCTGCTACTGCCTTTGTTTATTTTGGTGATTTGAAGAAAACCTACATTGGGAAACATATAGATTCATTAGCATTCACTACTAACACTCAGGGTGATACAGCGTTTAAAACTAACCGTACCTTGTTTAAATTGTATGGGCGATTTGCAATTGAAAATGGGTTGCCTAATGCAGGTGTTAGATTGATTACTGCTGCTTAATTTTTAATTTTTAAAATGGGGGAGGTAAACCCTCCCCCCTACTAATATAAGGGAGGTATTATGATAGTTAATATTACATGTATGAAGTGTGGGCAAAGTGTTAGGGCTAAAAGTGGAACAACAAGAACATTAACCTGTCAGTCTTGTGGTTGTACTGATGTTAAATTTTCATCTGATGCAGTCGTGCATTGTGTTAATTGTAAAGAACCTTATATACATATGAAAAATAATATTTTTCGTAGTGTGTGTAAAAAATGCCATAAAGGGTTATGGACTATTACTTCTTTAGTAGAATATCAAGACGTAGCAATGGAGATAGAAGAAAATATTTCTCCAGAGGATGTAGTTTTAAGTAATGCTGTTTCAGCAGTGGTTGTATGTCATAATTTAGAAGGTATGACTGTAGATTGTATTGATAAGTTAAGAAAAGTTCCAGAAATTAAAGAAATTATACTTGTTGATAATGGTAGTATTGAACCTATTGGTAAATGGGCTAAGAAACAAAAGGATATTGTATATATACGAAATGAAACTAATCTCGGTCCGGCTGTTGCTAGAAATCAGGGAGTAAAGAAAGCTTTTAATGATTGGTTATTTTTTATAGATAATGATCAAATGGTTTCAAAAAATGTTATAAGTAGAATGGCTAAAGAAAATAAAGATATTGTTGGTATTGAAGCTTGGCAGTTGGATGCAAAGGGAACACCTTCTCCTTCAACAAGCACTATAGAATTTAATACCTATGTTGGTACTGGTGGGATGCTTATTAAATCAAGAGTATTTAAAGCTATTGAGGGATTTGATGAGCAGTATGCTCTGTGGTATGAAGATACAGATTTATGTCTTAGAGCAAGACAACGTGGATATGAGATAGGTTGTATTGCAAATCATAATGTTCAGCACTTAGAACATAGGACTATGAATACACAAAAGACCTTTAATAGTAGTAAAGAAAAACAAGTAAGTAGAAAATTGTTTGTTAAACGTTGGGGTACTTATCTTAAAGCAGGAAATTAAGGGAGTAATATAATGAAAGTTTTAATTACGGGAATAAATGGGTTTGCGGCTTCACATCTTGCTAGATTTTTATTAAATAAGGGATATGAAGTTCATGGTACAATAAGAGTAAGATCTGATTTGCATAGAATTAAAGATATTGAAGATAAAGTAAAACTTCATCTTGTAGAATTATCAGACACTATTTCAATAACTAATCTTATAAACACAGTTACACCTGATGAGATATATCATCTTGCAGCACAAAGTTATGTTAAATCTTCTTGGACTTCGCCTATTGAGACATATACTACTAATGTATTAGGAACTGTAAGTTTGTTAGAAGTTATTAGACAAAGTGCAAAACCGTTTGTTAAAGTATTAGTTACATCTACTTCAGAGGTGTATGGTGATCAGAAAGGTACACTTAATGAAGATACTCCTCCAACCCCTAATACTCATTATGGTATAAGTAAATTAGCTCAAGATATGATTGCTAGATTATATGTTGGAGCTTATAAAATGAATGTCATTGTTACTAGGTCTTTTAATATTACTGGAGCAGGAAGAGCAGACGTTTTTGTAGATAGTAATTTTTGTAAACAAATAGCAGAGATGGAAAAGAGGGATGATCCTTTAAACAGTATTTTACGGCATGGTAATTTAGAAAGTGCTAGAGATTTTACAGATGTGCAGGATGTTGTAGAGGGGTATTACTTAGCAATGAAAGAGGGTATTTCTGGAGAAATATATTGTTTTTGTAGAGAAGAGGCAACGAAGATTCAGGATCTTTTGGATCTTATGCTTAGAAATGCAAAAATCTCAATACAAACAGAGGTTGATCCAGAGAGGTTTAGACCTGTGGATACGGCAGTTATGTTAGGGGATTGTACAAAGGCAAAGGCTTTAGGTTGGAGAGTTACAGTACCTTTAGAGCAATCTATAATTGAACTTCTTAATTATTGGAGAGACAGGGTATGATATCATTAGCCACATCAAAAGTTACTCAGGCTGTAAGAGACAATATAGAAGATTGTTTAAATGAAAATAGAATAGGGCAGGGTAGGTTTAATAAGGAATTTGAGGACCGTGTAGCTGCTTATATGGGGGTTAAACATGCTATAGCAGTATGTAATGGTTCTATGGCTGATATAGTGGCTCTGGGAGCTCTAAAGGCCAAGTATCCCGATAAGGATGAAGTGATTGTTCCTGCTTACACTTTTATAGCTCAAACTAATGCTATTCTTATTAATGGTTTGAAGCCTGTGTTTGTGGATGTAGAGAAATGTGATTTTCAACTTAATCATGTGCAAGTTGAGAAAGCTATTACAGATAAAACTTTATGTATTTTTCCTGTGCATTTATTTGGTAGAGATTGTTATATTGATGCTCTTTTAGATATAGCTATTGACTATGACCTTCCTGTAGTAGAAGATTGTTGTGAAGCTTATGGTGGGCAAACAGAGACTAAACAGAAATTTGGTACATTTGGTGATTTTGGTACATTTTCATTTTTTCCATCTCATACAATTACTACTGGTGAAGGTGGTATAATAATTACAGATGACGATGAGTTGTCTGGAATAGCCAGACAAGTGGCTAATCATGGTAGACGAGGAAATAATATATTAGATAAGTTTCATTTTGATGTTTTTGGATATAATGGTAAAATGAGTAATGTATTAGCTTCTATAGGTTGTGCTGTAGTTGATAGTGCTGATGAAGTTATTGAAAAAAGACAAAAGAATGTAGATTTATATAATAAGCTGTTAAATAAATATTGGTATGCAGAAAGTCCTCATTGTTATCCTGTTGTGTGTGAGAGTGAGATACAAAGAAATACTATATTACAGGTATTAGAAAGTAATGGTATTGAAGCTAGAAAGGCGTTTTCATGTTTACCCACGCAAGAAAAAGTATATGCTAATTTTGGTGGAAAGTATCCTATAGCAGAAGAGTTAGGTAAAGTAGCACTTTTTGTTCCAGTACATCAAGACCTTTCAGAAAAAGATATTATAAAAATTTGTAATGTAATTAAAAAGTGTTTATAATGGAGTTATATGTATTACTATGATATTGGGGATTATGAAATATTTTTTAATCCAAGATGTGCATTATCTACTATAAGGGAATGGGGGATAGGAATAAGAAAGAAAGGGATTCCTTCTATATTTGATGCTGCTCCTTCTATATTTGATTGGCCTTATAAAATGGCACTTACGACAGAACGAGAAAAAGTACTAGTTATAAGAAATCCAACAGAAAGATTTATTTCCATACTGAATCATGTTATTGTATTTGAGTGTGTAAATAATCTTGATACTAAAGCAAGAGTACCTTTATTTTTAGATGTGTTAGAAAAAGATGGGTTAAATTTTAATGATCATTTAAGATTGCAATGTAGATTTCAAGATAATTCTGAGTTATATAAAGTAGAAAATCCTAGTAAATATTTTGATCATATATTGAGATTAGAAGATGGGAATTTAATAGAGCGGTTAAATACATTAACTGGATACTTAAGTGAAGACATATATGTAAATACAACTCAAGAAAAAATAGATTATCCAGAAAATTATTTTTATGATTATACAAAAATGGAGTTTATTACTAAGGAGGATATAACAGAGGAGATGTTACAAAGGATAAAGAAGTTATATTATTATGATTATAAACATTTTTATCCTGAATTACTTTGATGAATAATTTATACTAAAGAGAGGTATATGGGGTATGGTAAATCTTATAGTGTTTTCTAAAAATAGACCAATGCAGTGTCAAGCGTTATTAGATAGTGTTGCGCTTCATACAAGTATTTTTGATAATATTGATGTACTATATTACTCTGATGAAGAGTATGAAATAGGGTACTCTTTATTAAAGAGTAGAAAATCAGATGTACATTTTTATAGAGAAGTAGGAAATTTTAAAGAAGTACTATTACCTTTATTTAAATATGATTATACTTGCTTTGCTGCAGATGATGATATTGTGTATGGTGATTTTGATAAAGAGTTATTTGTAGCTTTTTTAGAAAGGGCAGTTTGTTTTTCATTAAGATTAGGAGAGAATATAGATTACTGTTATTCTAATGATAAACCAAATAAATGTAAAACAAAAGATGTGTATGATAATAAATTTGTAGTATGGGAATGGAAAAAAGAAGAGTTAGATTTTGGTTATCCCTTGTCCGTAATTTCTCATATATTTAGAACTAAGGAAATAGAAGAATTAAGTAAATTAGATGAGTATCAAAACCCTAATGTATACGAGGGGGTATTACAGCAGCATCTAAATAAGATACAACCCTATATGGTATCTTATAAGGAAAGTAAAGTGTTTGGTGTACCTGCAAATAGAGTAAATGTTTCAGCACCTAATAGGAATGGTTTAGAATACCCCTATAGTGTAGAAGAACTTCAGGGGATGTATATAGATGGTAAAATAATAGATGTAGCAAATATGGTGTATGATATTCATGCAGCACAGCAGGAAATTAAATATGTCTTTGCATAAGATATTTACTTATTGGGAAGGACCAAAACCAGAGTATATAGGGATGTGTCAAGATAGTTTGAATAAACATTGTAGAAATGATTTTGAAATTTTTAATTTTTGTGATTGCCATAACCCTAATAATTTAAAGATTAATCATAAAGTAGATGTATTAAAGGCAAATTTAGTTTTAGAGAATGGTGGGTTTTGGATAGATGCAGATATGATTGTTATGCAGAGTTTATTACCGCTTATAAAATTAGTAGAAAGACATGGCTTTATAGGTTTTCCTGGATTTTTTGGAGCTAAAAAAGGAAATAGATTACTTCAGGATTGGGTAAAAGCAATGGATAAAATTGTATCTACAGAGCTTTCTTTTGCAGATCTTATTCAGCCTTTACTTAGTAATAAGAAGTATAAAGGATATCAATACTTAACAAGGGAAATGAGTACTCCTATTTGGCATACAAGAGATGAGTTTTGGAAATTATTTAAAGATCTTCCTTTAAAAGAGTATGTTACAAAAAAGACATATGTTTTTACATTATACAACTCACAGTTTAGTAAAGAATTTAAAGAAATGTCACGGGAAGCAATCCTAGAAAAGGATTGGCTAATATCAAAAGTATTTAGGGAGTCGCTATGAAACTATGTAGTGTAATTTGTTCTTATAATGCACCGGAATTAACTGATAAAGTATTTCAGCAACTATTAAAGAATATTCCACATGATATATTTATATTAGAGAATAGTTCTGATGTAAATAAAATGTACACTAAGGGTAGTGTAATTGATTTAGGTAGAGAGAATATTGGTTATGGTGGGATGAAGGATTATATGTTTAAAAATTTTGGTCATTATGATTGGGTAGGAATGTTTAATAATGATGTATATGATATTCCAGAAAATTATATAGAAGTTTTAATGAAGTATATGAAAAAAGATGTAGGTATTATTTCAAGTGCTATTCAAGATAATGGTACTGGATGGAATTATATGAAAAAGAAAGGTAATTACCATCGAGAAGTTGAATCGGTAGAAGATATGGCAGCATTTTTTAATACTTCTTTATTTTCTGAAATGCAAAAATATTCACCTTATCAGTATTATGGGGTTGTAGATATTCAGGAAAGTATGCTTTATAAAAAGCATGGATATAAACGTTTAGTAGTAGATGAATTATGTATAGGCCATATGCTTTCTGGTGGTAGAGAAGCTGCAGGAACAAAAGAGGAATACTATAGTAATACTGTAAGAGCTACTAATGATTGGCATGATGACTTTCTTGATCTTAAAGAACTATATGATGATTATTATTTTAAACGACATGAAACTCTTTCAGTAATTACTCCTCATTATAATCATAATGGATGTTTACGAGATGCATTATTAAGTATTATTAATCAAGAAACAAAATTTAATGTAGAAATGATAGTAATAGATGATTGTTCAGATGTAGATCCATATGATAGTATTAAAGATTTGCCTATAAAATATATAAAAAATAAAAAGAATGTGGGTTTAGCAGCTACTAGAAATGTGGGGATAGCTGCTTCAAGTGGAGAGTTTATATTACCCTTTGATGCAGATGATCAATTATTACCTGGGGCATTGCAGAAGTATTATGAAGCTAAAAACAAAGGGGATATTATTTATGGTAATCTTCTTTGGATGGGTAGTGAAGCCCAATTAAAACCAAGAGTTCCCATTGATAAAGAGTATTTTATTACTGATAATCAACTCTCTGCTACTTCTATGTATACTAAAGAAGTTTGGAAGAATATAGGTGGTTATTGGGTAAAAAAGACAGGTAGTAAGGAGCACTATGAAGATTGGGATTTTTGGGGTAGGGCTGCAGCATTAGGTTATGATTTTTATTATGTAGATTATAATATGTATCTTTACAATGGATTACCAGATGGTATGTGTGCTAGAGTAGGAAAAAATAGAAAAGAGAATGTTAAAATATGTACGGACCATATAAAAAAGTTTAAAAAGAGTTTAAAGTAATAAAGTATTTCAGTGTGTAGCTCAGTTGGTAGAGTGCTCCCCTTGGACGGGAGAAGCCGGTAATTCAAGTTTACCCACACTGACAACTAAAAATGGGGGGTAGTTTATGGAGAATAAATTAAAGCTTGCATGGGGTATTTTTTCAGATAAACGTTTAATTGGTAATGGTTATGGCTATAGGATGCATAATGAGCACTTGTATGAGGCACTAGATAAACTAGTAGATTTTGATGGTGATGCAGAGCATGTAGTTACAATAACATCTCCTGAATTTTTTACTCCTATACCAGATAGAGATAATTGGTTGTTTACAATGTTTGAAGGAACTATACTACCTAAAGTGTATAAAGATGGAATTAGTAAAGCAAATTATTTATTAGTCCCTTCAACATGGGTTAGAGATTTATTTGGTAGATGGTTTGATAAAAATAGAATATTTGTAGTACCTCATGGTATAGATAAAGATTTTACTTTAGTTAATAGGGGTTATCCAAAATTTGTGCCTTTTAGGTACTTGTGGGTTGGGGCAGCTAATCCTCGTAAAGGCTGGGTAGAAATAATTGCAGCGTGGGATTCAGTATTCAGTAAAGATAGCACTACTGAATTATATCTAAAGACAACTTCTGTAGAAGAGTCTAAAGAATTAGCCGAGAAGTTTGATTTTCAGCATATAGAAGAAGGTATTTGGAAAAAAGATAATGTTATCCTTGATGCTAGGAATGTTTCCGAAGAAGAGCTTGTTAAGTTGTATCATGATGCACATTGCTTTGTATTTCCTTCTAGGGGAGAAGGGTGGGGCATGACACTAGGGGAAGCTATGGCAACAGGTTTGCCTTGTATAGCCACTAATTTTTCAGGACACACAGATTTTTTTAATAATTTAAATGGATATCCTATTGGTTACAGTTTGAAAACTGCTAATATGACTATGGCCGGAGTAGAAGTTGGAGATAGGGAAAGATCACATACTACAGTTTGTGCTTATCCTGATGTACAGGAGCTTATTGGAGCAATGATTTATGCTAGAATACATTACAATGAGTCATTAGCATTAGGAAGAGAAGCTTCAAAAACAATGAAAAATTTCACTTGGGGAGCTTCAGCTAGAACATTAATAAATATTATAAAAACTCATGGTGGAGATAAAGAAAAAAATCATAAAACAGTGAATGTTGATCGTAATCCTGCTAAGAGAAAAGTAATGACTTTTACAGGATATAAAAGACCAAAGTACACACAACAAGTAATTGATGGATTAAGAAGCTGTGATGGTATAGAAGATTATAAATTATTCGCTAGACTAGAACCAGGATATCCTGAAGTAGTAGATGTTATAAAATCTATTAATTTTATGGAATGTGAGTATATTATAAATGATTGTAGATTAGGGTGTAATGATAATTATTACCAAGCACTTTCTAGAGGATTTGAGGCAGGAGATTTTGTAGTTCAGGTAGAAGATGATACGGTTCCTACTAAAGATTTTTTAAGGTATATGGAATGGGCTCAAGAAAAATATAAAGATGATAAAGAAGTATTTACTATATGTGGATATAACAAGATAGATAAATATGATTCAGCAACTTCTCATGATGCATTTAAGAATCCTTGGTTTACTCCTTGGGGTTGGGCTACATGGGCTGATCGTTGGAAAGAGATTGAGAAGCAATGGGATTCTGAATTAGGTAAATCTTGGGATATCTTTATGAATGAAACTATGCGTAAAGATAGATATGAGATAAGACCTACTTTAGGTAGAATACAAAATGTAGGTGCAGAGGGTGGAGAATTTTGTCCAAGTAAAGAGTTTCATGAAGCTAATCAGCTTAATAAGATTTGGGCAGGAACAGAAGAATATGAACAAGGTGTTTGGAAACTAGTATAAGGAAAAGCTCATGTTTGTGGATTTTACCGATTTAAAATTGGAAATGGGAATAGCTAAAATTGAGCACGGTGATGAGGAGATTCTTAATTGGTTAGCTACTATGATTGTAGAGATGTGGGATGATCTAACTAACCGTACATGGGCTACTACAGCCTATACAGCAGAGATACATAGCACTAATGGTAATCAGTCTATTTTTAGTACAGATAACTACCCTATTACTGCTATAGCTGATATTTGGGATGATCCTAATTGGGAGTATCCAGATAGTGACAAACTAGATGCCAGTACGTATGATTTTTCATATGATGCTGGTTCAGGTATGATTTATTCAGATACTCTTTTTTTAAAAGGACCAAGAAATATTAAAATTAGTTACACTGCAGGGTACACAGATACTAATGTACCTAAATGGTTAAAGCAGTTATTAATTAGACAAGCTTGTCACTGGTTCCATCAAAGGAATGAGCAGACTTGGCATAGAGCTTCTAAGGCATTACCTGATGGTGGTGTAGTTACTTTTAATACATTGAAAGCTAATTTACTTCCAGACTTTATGTATTTTGCAGATTTTCATAGGAGAAGAGGATAGTGATTGAGTGGGAATTAAAGGGATGGAAAAGTACATTGCCTACAGCTCCTCCTGCTGTATCTGCTAATTGGAGTAAGATGGAATGGTCACAATTTTATGCTCAATCAAAGCAGTTACAAAAGACTATGCCTAATACTTTTGGAGTATTATTTCATAGAGGATTAAAGCATACACAAAAAGTAATTAAAAATAGACAACTTTCTAGAAAATCAGCTAGTACATTAGGTGTAGTTACTAACAGACTAAGAGCTAGTATACAGTTTAGGGTTATTTCTGTAACCAGAGATAAGATTAGGGGTGTAATTGGTACTGATGTATGGTATGGTAAATTATATGAAGAAGGTTTAAAAAAGGGAAAGAAAGTTTGGCCTAAAAAAGAGTGGATGAAAAAGGGTATTGCATTACAAGAAAATACTGTTTATTGGGATAAGATATTTAGAAAAGCAGGACCAAAAATATTTTCATTTCAAAAAGTAGAAACATTATATCCAGGAGTATAAATGGGAACTACTAATATAGAAGTAAATATTCATGACCAGATAATGACTCAATTAAAAGGTATTTCAGGTGGAACAAATTATAATTTTAATATTCCTGATAGAGATATTTTTACATCTTATAAATATCCTGGTGATGTTAATCCCACTAGAGGGAAGCCTATTATTTGTTTAGGTGAAACAATTATACAACCTCTTACTCCTATAATGAGAGGAATGTTTAATATGCCTATTGTTCAGGAGATTTGGGGATATGTTCATGATTCAGATGACCCACACAGAGAAGCTAAGAAGTTATGCTCTGATATTCGTATAGCTTTATTAGGAGCACAGAGTTTAAAAGATTTAGTAACACATATGGAAATGGAAGCTTCTATAGGTGCTATGGATAATATGGGGATTCTTTTAGTAAGTCTCTCTGTACTAACACATTATGATACTGATGAGTAGGAGGATATATGTTAACTACAGGTAAAGTTGGTACTTTACGAATATTAGATGGTTCTGAGATTATAGCTAAAGGGGCTCAAGCAACTATGAGTTGTTTTACTTATGTTTCTATTGGGACAACTTTTGCAGATAAAACAGCAGAGGCTTATGCTGATGATACAGATTATACAGGTAACTTTTGGGCTGCTGCTAGTGATACAATTTATGTAGGGCAAACAAGCAAATTTGGAAGAATTAAGTTTTTAAAAGATGGGGGTGTATTTGCTATTGCTGCAGGACTTTTAATTCCTAAATACTACAATGGTACTTCTTGGGTTACTATTACTGACTTTAATGATGGTACTGCTGTTGGTGGGCATACTTTTGCTGCAGATGGGTACATTGATTTTAAAATACCACAGGATTGGGCTGTACAAGGAGATGCTAGTTTAGATGCAGATATGTATTACATTGAACTTAATCCCACGGCACTCCCTTCTACAGAGCCTAGTGCTGATGTGTTAGCTCCTGTTGATGGTAAGTTTTTTGATGTAAAGTTTGCATCAATGGATTTTTCAGGACCACTAGGTAGACCGAAGACAGCGGAAAGGCTTAAGTTGAATAGGGGTAATATGGATTCTTGTGCTCACTTTGTAGAGGGTCCAGATGATCCTATCTATGAAGCAGTACCTATTTCTTTTAGTTTAGCATTGGATGATACTTGTAATAGAGAGTATATACTTTTAGCTTTAGAGTGTGGTACAGTAGGAAGTACTTATTGGACAGGAGCAGGTGTAACTACTAAAGGGGATACTAAAAATGATGGTACAAATGCTAATCCTGCTTTTGTAGATAGTGGTAAAAAATGTGTTGATATTGTAATGATATGGGCTAATTCAACAGGAAGTGTTTATGGTAGAGCTTATTATGAGGTTTATTTTCCACCTAATGAGCAGTCTATATCAGAAGCAGAGGATGCTGTAACATTAACTTGTGCAGGGGGTTGTTATGGTGTTATAGAGGGTACTGGTGGTTTAGCTAGTAGATACTAAGGAGGAATTATGAAGTATTATATATATGCTGATGGAGAAGAAGTAAAAATTGTAAATGCTAAAGGGTATGTTTCAGCAAAACAAAAAGGAGTAAAAGCTGGATTTATAGATTGTGTAGTATATCGAGAAGATGATGTTATGCCACCAATCAAAAAGAAAAAAAAGAAAAAACAAGAGGTTATAATTGAACAAGAGATTATGCCTGAAAATGAGATTATAAACGAAGGAGAAGAAAATGATATTCACGAATAAACCTGGATTAATTAGACTGTATGATTCAGCTTCTACCCCAGTGTATTTACAATTAAAATTTGATTTAGGAGATGCTAATTTTCCTATGGGGACTCCTAAAACAGAAGAGAAACTTATGCTTCATAGAGGTAATATGAATAGTGATTCTCATTTTGTTGAAGGATCAGATGAGCCTATGATGGAGTCAGTAGCTGTTACATTTAGTTTACATCTTGAAGATACCTCCCATACAGGATATGTATTGGATTGGATAGATGCTATGAATGATGGTGGAAGTACTCAAGTTAATAGTCATACTTTAGAAACAGATCAAGCAGATACTAAACGAGATGGAACTAATGATAATGTAGCTTTTGCTGATAGTAATAAGTTAACCTGTAAGGTAGAAGTTATTTTTGATACTTCTGGTACAGATATGCATTGGGAAATTAGTGGTGTATATTTTGCTGCTGATCAACAGGGTGTTGGTGAGGCAGAGGATGCTGTAACATTATCTTTAAATGGTATGTGTTATGGAACTATTGTGCACGATACTTCTGCATTTACTGAAGGAACAGATGTAACAGCGTAAAATTAATAAAATAATATAAGGGTTAAATATTATGAGTGAAAAAAAGAAAGTAACAGCGTTAGGTGAATTTGTTGCAGGAAAGGCTGTATTTCTTGCAAAGGGTACTGTTGAATTAAAGGTAGGGGAGAAAGTTATTTCCCTACCTATTAAAAGTGCAGGTATTAAAGAGACACAGGAACAATTAATCAGGTCTTTTCCTCATCCTCCTACTTCTACTATTAAAGTAACTAAAGGTAGTTCTTATGAGATTCAGCATGGTATGAAGGTTGATGATTTTGTTATTGTGCATGATATGGCAGATACTCAGTATATGGAAGAGTTTATGGAGCATAATACCATGTTTACTTGGCAAAATGTTATTGCTGGTTTAGATGTAACTTGGAAAGATACAGAAGGAAAAGAAGTAACATCTTTTGAAGCTAAGAAAGTTATTTTAGAAGATAATGGTATTACCGGCCCTCATTTGGATAAGATAGTAAAAGCTATTGGACAACTTGTGTCTGATAGAGAGGATTACGCTGATTTTTTATCAAGCGGGAAATGGGGTTAACAGAGAAGATAGAATCCTCGTTTCAGAAAAGTGGTAAAAAAGTATCAGGGTATTATGCTGATATTAGAACAATGAAAGAATTTAACATTTCCCCGTTTGAGTGGCAAAAAATGCATAGATGGGATAAGTTAGTATTATCCTATCAGTCTCTTTTAGAATCTTATTATGAAAAAGAAGCAATAGATAATGTTACAAAGAAAGTTAAGAAAGAACAAGAGTTAGAAAAGAAAAAAGCAGATATAAAGAAGGATCTTCCAAAGGTTAACTCTAGAGAACGAAGGAGTAGTAATGGCTCTAGCGGTACAATATGATATAGTTGCTAAAACAGTAAAAGCACAAAAAGCTATTGATGATTTAGTAAGAAAAGAAAAAGGGCTTAATTCCACTTTAGCAAAAACAAGTTCTGCTACTAAAAAAGCTTCTTCCTCTAGTAAAGTATTAACTACTAGATTTAGAAGTCTTTCAAAAGCTATTACTCCTTTGCGTACGGGTATTGCTGCATTATTGGGTGCTTATGGTTTAACTAGAGTATCTAAAACTTTTTTACAAGCTGCTGCAGATGCTGAGAAGTATAGAGTAATTGCTAATACTGTCACAAGAAGCACAGAAGAAGGAGCTAGAGCATTTAGTTCTATGTCAAAGTATGCTATGCAAGTACCTTTTCAGTTTGAAGATATTATAAAAGCAGGAGTTAGACTTCTCCCTATATTAGAAAATGGTGTAGATGATATGAACAAGTGGCTTCCTGTTATTGGTGATATAGCTGCAGTTTCTGGATTGAGTATAGAGCTTGTTACTGGACAGATGATTAAAGCTTTAAGTGGTGGTATTGGTGCAGCTAGAACGTTTAAAACTCATGGTATAGCCAATATGATGGGGTTTGAAAATGGTGTAGCTGTTAGTGCAAAGCGTACTGCTGAAAGAATGATGAATGCTTGGACTGATCCTCAAAGTGTTTTTAAAGATGCTACTCTTAATTTAGCTACTACGTGGATAGGTACTGTGTCTATGATGCAAGATAAGTGGTTCTTTTTTAGAAATATGATTATGGATGGTGGACCTTTTCAGTTTTTAAAATCAGCATTAACAGATGTAAATAAAAGATTAATGAAAATGTTTGATTCAGGAGAATTGAAAAAGTTTACTGATAGGATTGGTAAGGTTTTAGTAGATGCTCTTAAAACTACGTTATTAGTTGGGGCTCAAGTATTAGACAGAGTTCTTGTTCCTATATTTTCAGTACTTGGGGCTGCTTATGATGGATTTATGGCACAAGACAAATGGTTACGAGAAATTGGTATAGTTGGTGGTTTTCTTTTTGGTATTAAAGGTGCTCTTGTAGTAGCAGCAATTTCTTTAGTGTCTGGGGAATTAAAAAAAATTACAGATGAGTATGAAAGATTTGTAAATTTAAAGGGTGGTACAGCTTTAGAAATAGATAGTGAAATTACTAAATTAAAAAATGAGCGGGCTATATTTTTAATGCAAAAAAAAGCCTTTGCTCAAAAGTATAATATAAGTGAAGAGCGTGTATTACAAAATAATTTTGGTGCAGAATTTACAGATTTTTATGGTATACAAACTCTTAATAAAAATTTAAGAGTTACTGCTGAAAAACTAGTTAGATTAAATGAAATAAAAAAGGCTGGATCAGCAGAGCAATATGATGTTAATGTGTTAGTAAAAAAAGAAATAGAGCTTTTAAAACAAAAGCAAATTTTAGCAGAAAAATATAAAGTAAGTGAAGATGAACCAGAATTAGATTTAGTAAAGGCTGGTGGATCTTTACGTAGTTTGCAAGGGTTGCTTTACTCTAATGTTGATCCTTTAGGAAAAGAACTTTCAGATTATGATAAGTGGATAGATTTAAATGGTGCTTTAGAAGAAAATACTAAAAAATTAAATGTTGCTCATATGGCGTTACAAGATAAAATACAAGGTAAAATAAAAGAAGCTATTCCTGAAAAAGATACTACGGGACTTTTTGGTGGTATCTTTGATGCTATAACAAAACCTTTTGGTGATAAAAATTATGATAGAGTTAAAGAATGGGTAGATGGATTAGGGGATACAATACAAAAAGAGATGCCTAAACTTGAAATGCAAAAAGACCCAGTTAACCAAAAGAAATTACGTAAATGGACAGGTGGTTTAGAAAAAGAATATTTAAAAGCTATAGCATGGCGTAAAAAAATAGTTTCTACTTTTGAAACAGCCAGAATAGGAACAATAGAAGATCCTAGAAAAAAGATAGAAGCACAACGAAAGTCAGATTTAGCTAACATTGAAATTAAGTATGCTGAAGAAATAAGATTAATAAAAGCTTATGGAAATAAGAAAGTAGAAGTAGATAGGTTTATTGCTCTTAGACGTTCAGAAGTAAATGTTGCTGCTGATAAAGCTGGTGATGTACTTATTAAAAATAAATATAATAAAGAACTAGAAATATTAAAAGCTTCTGGTGCTGAAGAAGAGGAACTTAATACCTTTTTTAAAGATAAACGTTCAGAAATGGGTACTGAAGCTTATAAAGAAATAGAAAGACAACGAGAAGAAGATTTACTTAATATTAAATCTAAATATGCTGAAGAAATAGAATTATTAAAAAAGCATGGGGATGATAAATTAAGTGTAAGTAAGTTTATTGAAAATAAAGGATTACAAATAAATGTAGAAGCTAGAAAGAAAATTCAAGCAGTAGATATAAAAGATTTAGAAGCAAGAAAAAGAATAATGAAAGCTACAGAAGAAGCTAGAATAGGTGCCATAACTGATCCTAGAGAAAGAATGCTTGCTCAACATCAATCAGAACTAGCTATGATAGAAATTCGTTATGCTAAAGAAATAGAGTTAATGCGTGAATATGGGTATGAAAAAATAAAAATTGAAAAATTTATTAATGATAAAAAAGATCAATTAGATGAAAACTATAGAAGAAGTCAGCAAGCAGAAAGCCTGTCTAATCTTGGATTAATACAGTCACAAATGGGGGAATTTAGTAGTTTCTTTCAGGAGATGTCTCAAGCTAATATTAAAGCTGCTAAAAAATGGTTTAAAGTATATAAAGCATTATCTTTTGCTGAATCATTAATATCTACTTATTCTGCTTATACTAAAGCTTTGAATTCAACTCTTCCAGTTGGAGTAAGAAACATATATGCAGGTTCTATTTTAGCTTTAGGTATGGCTAAAGCAGGAATGATAGCTTCACAGCAACCACCTTCCTTTGATACAGGTGGGATATCAACTACTCCAGGTATGTACTACGCAGGTGTTAAGGAAGCTCATATACCTCTTCAGGGGGGTAATATTCCTGTAAACATAAAAGGCAATACTGGAAATACTATAAATATTAATATGGATGGGGCTACATTCTTAGATCAAGAGACTATGAGACAAAGTATGACAGTTATTGCTGCTCAAGTAACTAGACAATTAGCTCCTGAAGCAGTGGTAAGTGATTATTTTAATGATGGGCAAACAAGAGAAGTTTTTTATGGGAGAGAATAATGGCAGCAGATGATTTTACATTACTTCCAACATGGGTTAAGCCCCCACAACCGCCTAAGTATGTAAATATTATAACAAAAACAGAAACAGGTAAAAAAGATTATACAAACCTTTCTTCTGATCCTGAAGAGATATATACTTTAGAATTTCAAGGACTTTCTGATGCTAATACTAAAATAGTACGAGATCATTATAAAGCTAGGTATGGGGGATATGATGACTTTGCTTGGAAGAATGCTTATATTCCAGATTATATCATTGCTTTATTGGGATTAACAACAAATGATCTTACAGGAAGATGGGTAGATAATTCTTTAAAAATAACACCTAATTCTAAATATTATGATGTTACTATTCAGTTTATTAAAAATCAAGTAACGTAGAGGGTAAGATGGCTAAAGATTTATCAGCAGCAATGATAGCACAAATAGATGCTTCAGGTAGAAGACCTATTTTACTATATACTTTAACACTAGATGGGTTAACTGTTAGATATGCTGGATACAGTTATGATATTGTTTACAATGGTGAAACATATACTGCTAAAACTATAGAATATAGTGGTGGAACAATATCAAAAGGTAAACCTCTTCGTAAAGTATCTTTAACTTTTGATAATACTGCTGGAGATATGAGCTCTTTTATATCTTCTTATGTATTTACAAAGAAAGCACTAACTATTAGTAGAATATTTTTAAATATTGATGATAGTGTTATTGATGGGGCAACAAACTACATAGAATTATTTAAAGGAGAAATGAATACTCCTGGTAAAGTTACTAATAAAAATGTAGTTATTACTGCTCGTCTTGGAAAAGATCTATCAAGAAAATTAAATAAAAGAAAACATCTTAAATATTGTCAATGGACATTTGGAAGTAAGGAATGTAATTTTTTAGGTTACGCAGATTTAACTAGTGCTAGTATAACAAAAAGTGGTACTGCTACAGGAGGTACTAATACTACACTAATAGATACAGGAAAATTAGATCAGGCAGATAACTATTGGAATTATGGTCCTGTACAAATAACAAAAGATACTGTAGTATATACTAGAAGGGTAGAGGACTCAGACCAATCTTCTAAAGAGCTTACTTTAGACATTGCTGTTCCTTTTACAATAGATGGCACATGTACTTATCAGGTATGGAAAGGTTGTCCTAAAACATGGGATGCCTGTACAGGTGCTGAACCTTGGGGACCATCGGGAGATAACTCTTATCAATTCGGTGGATTTATTTTTAATGTAGATAGATCAGGATCATACTATTCTACTTTATATTCTAGAAGAAATAGAAAATTTAATAGTTCACGAAGAGGAACTAGAAAGTAATATAAGGATCAATAATGGCAGGAGCAAAATCAAGTAACTTATTTTATACACCAGATAAAGTCGGTAGTTGGGGTTTAGCCTTATTTGGAGCTGTTATAGGCTTCTTTACAGGTGGTTTTTTTGGTGCAGCAACTGGATTTACTATTGGTTGGAATATTCCTAATTTAATGGATTCAACTTTTAATAACTCAGATAACTACGATGATAAAAATACACTAGATACTAATGCTGTTCTTGCGACATGCTATGGTCAGGTTAGGCGTACTGGTAATATTATGCGAGTATATAATTCTGATACTGATGCTTATTTAAAAGTTGCTGTAAGCATTGCTAAAGGAGCAATAAATTCTTATGAAAGTGTATACATTAATGATATTGCTTGGGCTGATTTAGAAAGTGGAACATATGCGAAAACAGAATACTTAGGTGGTTGGGGGCAAGTACCTGATGATGCTAGATGGGCATTCGATGGGCATGTTTCAGCATATAAAGGTGTTGCTTATATATCTTACTTTTTAGAAAATACTGGTACTGTAGGAGCCTCTCCTCATCTATCTTGTATTATTAAAGGAAAAAATTGTTTAGTTATAGGTGCTACTTCTTTAACTGATGCTGGTACATATAAATGGACTAATTCTGGTGCAGGAACAGATGAATATATATGTGAAGCTCTTGCAGGGGGTGATCCCGGATTAAACTCAGGTCCTTTATATAATGGAAGTGGTGTATTAGGTAATAATTTACCATATACAGAAGGTGTTATAGGTTCTTTAGCAGTAGGGCAGTGGGCATGGGGAGTATATGATCCTGGTGGTCTAGATCCTCCTTTTAATACAATACATATTAGGCTTCCAGATGGTACAGATCCTGATACTAAAGCTACTGATTATTTACAAAAAACTAAATTTTCAAGAAACAGTGCTGTAGTACTTCATGATTTTCAAGTTACTGAAGAAAGTGTACCTTTAGCAGATATAGATTTAACTTCATTTCAGGCTTTAGAAACATATTGTGATGTAGTTCCTGCAGGAGGGAGTGTACCAAGATATAGATGTGATGTTGTTTTTGATAATGACATTGCTTTGTCTGATGCTAAAAAATTAATTTGGGCTTCTTTTCATGGAATGAGTTTTTATGATCAAGGAAAATTAAAAGTTGTATGGGACCAAGCAAACGCAACAACTTCTCATGCTTTTACAATGAATACCATTGTTGAAAATTCTTTCTCATGGAAACAAACTGAAAAAATAAATTCTGTTACTATTACATATTTAGATTCAGCTAATGAATACAAAGAAGATTATATTAGTGTAAAAGATCAAATAGATATTACAGATAATTATGAATCCCCCTATGAAGAAGTTGATTTATTTATTACAGATAAAGAAATAGCACAGCGTAGAGCTAGATTTATATTTGATAATTTTAAATACAAAGATTACACATGCATGCTAACAGGATTACCAAATTCTCAAGATTTAGAAATTTCAGATAAAGTAACTATAACTCATTCAGGACCAGGATGGACTGCTAAAGAATTTATAGTTGTTGATAAAGCAGAAGATTTTATTGGTAGACCTTCTTTTGTTTTTGAAGCATATTATGGAGGAATTTATGGTGATTTATCAGTAGCAGACCAAGTAGCATATTACTCTGATCTCCCTAATCCAAATGCTCCTATGGACCCTTGTACTAATTTAGCATTAGTAGAAAATGGGTATATTAATGAAACTGGAAAGTACACTCCTTCTGTATTATTAACATTTGATAAACCTCTAAATAGAACATTTTGGCATCATGCAGATTTGGAATTAAAAACAGAAAATGGTGCAGACCCACATGGATATGAACTTGTAGGTCAGGATGCTTCTGGTTTAGGATACTCTATTTCAGGAACTACAGGGCACCAGTTTAAAGTTGGAGAAACAGTCACTGTAAGAGTAAATTCAGTTAATCAGTTGGGTGTAAAACAAACAGACGATAATGCAGCAACTAGAGCTCTTAAAATAGTAGGGGCTACATTAAGTGATATTCCTGCTCCTAGACATTTAAGAGTCGTTGGAGCACCTAAAAGTAACTCATATGAGTGGAATGGTGTAGCTTTTACTATGACATGGACACAACCATCTTCTACAGGTGGGCTCAATAGAGAACACTTTTCTCAAGAATTATTGGGTTTTGGTGGAATGCTAGATTCAACAACTAAAGGGTGGTTAGCAGAAATATGGGTTGATGGTGTTAAAAAGTATACTTCTGAATTACTTATGTACACAGGATTTCCCTATACTGTATGTGTGGATAATCCTGATGATCCACAAGCTGTTTATTTTAATGGTGTAGGACAAGCTTTACGAGAAACAAATGGTACATTTACCTTTAAAGTAGCTACAGTAGATTGGTTTAATAGGATATCTGATTATACAGAAGCTGAGTTTACACATGAAACTCCTGCTATGGCTACCCCTTCGGGTACTCAAGATACTACAGGTCTTACCTTTGATTGGGATGATGACTATGATAGATCCATTAGAGGGTACAGTGTATCTACATATACAGATTCAGGAAGAACTGCACTTTTAGTTAATGATACTTGTAGAGATACTAGATACTTTCTTAGTAGAAGTAGAATATGGAATTTAGCTAGTGGAAGCAATCCTAGTCCTTTATACATGACATTTTACAAGTTTAATATATTTGGACAACACTCAGCAGACGTAGAAGTGGAATCTGGATTAATTAGTGTTGTAGCCCCTCCTCCAATGCATGTACCTTTACCTACTATTAGTGGATTAGAAATAAAATGGGATACAGATAATAATCCAGATGTAACAGGATATAATATATATATTGACACTACTTCTCCACCTACAACATTTAGATCATTTACTAATGGTAATACATATACTTATTTTGGTTTACCTAATACATTATATTATACAAAAGTTACTGCTGTTACCCCTTATGGAGAAACAGCACTAGGAAGTGCTTCAGCAGAAAGTGGAACTACTTTATCTATAACTCCAGGTTACTTTGATTTAGATACTCCTATATTGACTGGTATAACATGGACAAGTGATGCTACAGATATTAGTTGGTCAAGCGGAACATTAGTTTATGAAGGGGTTAGTTATTCAATTACTGCTGATAGTGGAACTGGTAGTAATCCTTATGTATATTGGAATAAAAACTCTGCACCTACTACATTTACAAGTAGTGCTACAAGACCTACTTTAGGTGATGATATATGGGTTATGGCATTTTATAATGTTTCAGCAGATGAAATCTATCCTGCAGAAGCACATAAATTAATGCACGCAGGACTTATACAAGCTAATAGTATTACTGCAGGGGAAATTACAGCAGGAACTATAACTGGTACTGAAATAAGTGCTTCTGCACGTATAGTAGCAGGAACAGGAAATAACATAGGTGTTCTTGATGGTGCTGATGCAACATATCGTATATACGCTGGCCATGATACTCCCGGATCAGCTCCCTTTAGGGTTACACAGGCTGGTGCATTAACAGCAACATCTGCTACAATTACGGGTAGTATAACATCCACTTCAGGAGCCATAGGAGGCTGGACAATAGGGGCTACCACCCTTACTGGTGGAAATTTAACTCTTGATTCAGGTAACACAAAAATAACTGCTGGTACTGGTGACGATATTATAGCAATTGATGCAGTAGACGCTACGTACCGCCTTGCTATAGGAGATGCTGTATATGCAGATGCTCCCTTTAGCGTGGCTAAAACAGGGGCTCTAGTAGCCACAAATGCCACTATTACAGGAAGTCTTACAGCAACCACTGGTGCTATTGGTGGATGGACTGTTGGAGCTACTACTTTAACAGGTGGAGATCTTACACTCGATTCTGGTAATACTAAGATTACAGCAGGAACTGGTGATGATATAATTGCTATTGATGCTGCAGATGCTACTTATAGATTAGCAATTGGAGATGCTGTATATGCTGATGCACCTTTTAGTGTTAGTAAAGCTGGTGTACTTGTAGCTTCTTCAGCGACCATTACAGGTACTATTAACGCTACTGCAGGAGCTTTTACAGGAGCTCTTACATTAGGTGATGGAGCAACTACTTCTGGTACTCTTACAATGAGCCTAGCTGCTGGACAAGGTGATGTATTTATTGCAAGCGGAAAAACTGATTTTACTAACACAGATGCTGGATTTATTCTTGGTATAGATGATAGTGATTCTGATACATCTAAATTTTATATAGGAGATTCTTCTTCTTATCTTAATTGGACCGGATCTGCATTTAATTTACATGGATGTTCTTTAGATGTTAGTTCAATAACTGCTCTTACTTCTGGTTCTGAAATAGGTATACAGGGATGGCAATATGATGGTGCTTTTTCAGCTACAGATAATGATACAGTAGCATGGGCTTCTGGTACACTTACATTGATGAACGATGTGGTGTACCACATTACAGGAGCTAATACAGGCGATATAGCGGCATTAACATATATTTATTTAGATATAGCAACGTCAACAACCCTATTTCAAACGTCTACTACTGCTGGTGATGCTGTAGGTACAGGCAAAATACTAGTGGCTGTAGCTACAAATGTAGCTGCTGGAAAAGAAGCTACATACCAAGTTTTTGGTGGGATTGGTGGACAGAATGTATTAATAGGTACGGATAATATAACAGCAGCTTCTGTAACAACAGATGAAATTGCTGCTACTACTATTGTAGCAGGTAATATAGCTGCAAATACTATTACTGCAAATGAGATAGCTGCAGCAACAATAACAACTACAGAGATTGCAGCAGATACTATAGTTGCTGGAAATATAGCTGCAACAACTATAACCTCTGCTGAAATGGTTGTGGGGACTTTAGTTGGAACAGAACTAGCAGCAACAGCTAAAATCACAGCAGGTACAGGTACTGATGTGGCTGTTTTAGATGGGGATGATGCAACATACCGTATATACGCTGGAGATGCTGTCCCTGCTGATGCTCCTTTTAGTGTTACTAAAGCAGGAGCATTAGTTGCTACTTCTGCTACTATTACAGGCACTATTACTTCTGTGGCAGGGACAGGACAAAGAACAGTAATAGATGCTACTACTTTTAAATGGTTTAATGTTGATAATGATGAGGTAATAAATATTGATGCTAATATTTATGGTGCTATTCCTGGAATAAAAATAACTAATGGGATACTTTCAAATTATGAAGATAATGATAATTTTACTTATATAAACCCAGGAAATATATTACAAACAAGCACAGATACAGCATATGCAATTTCTGCTATATGTGCATATAATGCTGCAGTTGATACCACAGCAATAAAAGGATTATACCAAGTAGCTGTAGATTCTACAGATGGTGCTGAAAGAGTTGGCGTTTTAGGAAATGCCCAAATAACAATTAGTGCAGCTAATGATAGTACTCTAATAGGTGTAAAAGGAACGGTTTCTTCTAGTTCAGCAGGGGCTACATTATACTCTGGATATTTTGAGGGAGGTGATTTTTTTGTTACTTTAGGTGATGCTGCAGGTACTAATAAGATTAGTATTAATGATAGTGCAGATGCAGGAATATTCACAGTTAACTCTAATGGAAGAATATCTTCTGATAGTGGAAACACATATATACTATTAGGTGACAATGCCGGTGTAGATGCTTTCATAATAGAAGATAGTGATGCTGCAGAAGTATTTTCGGTTAATTCAGATGGAGCTACTACTTTTACTGGAGCTGTATCGCTTACTGATGATGCTATTGTTACTAAAAGTTTATGGTTAAATGTTACTGGATTAAAAGCACCTGGGACAAAACCTGCAACACTAATAGATTATGGTATAGGAGATGCATGGGAATTTTCTGATAGTACAGATGATACATTAGTTAGTAGGATAAAATTACCTGATGATATGGATAAGAGTGTTGGCATGACAATATTAATAGGGTGGAATACACCGACACTTACAGCCGGTAACGCTAAGTGGGATGTAGAATATCTATATAGACAAGAAAACGAATGGATGGCTGCTGGTGCTGATGCAACTTTAACAGCTACGGTTGCCTGTAGTGGAACTGGAGGTGGGTTGCTGATATCTTCACTAGGCACAACTGCTGTACCACATGCTGATGATGCGTGTATTACGGTAAGAATTAAGCGTAGAGCAGATGAAGCTGCTGATACTATATCCGCTGTTTGTTATTTGTTCGGGGTATGCTTTAATTATAAAAGTAATAAATTAGGATCTTAATAAAAAGGATATATTATGAGAGCGAAATACATTATATTACATCATTCCTTAACAAAGGATAGCAAAACTGTTTCTTGGCAAGCAATACGAAAGTATCATACTTCATATAGATATAGAGATGAGATAATAACTAGAGATAAAGCCATGGAATTAAAAGGTAATGATATCTCCGGAGTAACTAGCCCATGGAGAGACATAGGATATCACTTTGGTATAGAAGATATTAATGGTGAGTATGAAGTTTTACTTGGTAGAATGATGAATATTAGTGGAGCACACACAAGAGCTGGTGGTATGAATTCATGTAGTTGGGGGATTTGTCTAATAGGATCATTTGATAAGAATCCTCCTCCTAAATATATGTGGCAGAAAGGGCTCCAACTAGTTAGAGCCCTTCAATTATTTGGAAATATCCCTACTGAGAATGTATTAGGTCATAGAGAGAAATGTAGTTATAAAACATGCCCAGGAACAGCATTCGATTTAGATAAGTTTAGAAGTGAGCTTTAAGCTTCACCCCCGTTTTTATTTATATATAATGTATCTTGTACAAAATTATAATCCTCATACTTCTCAGAATGAGCATACATTTCTAAATGAGAAAAATACTTAAGTGTATTCCATAAGCATATAAATAAATTTAATAATAATTTCATTTAATCTCTGCTCCCTTTTATTTAAACTTTATTCTTATAGGTTCATTAAGTATCCATTGAGTAATAATAATGGCAAGACATCCAAATGGTCCTATACTAGCTATAAGAAAACTCACTTTTTTTCTAATTGGTATCTCCTCAAAATAAAGAGCGTTATAAGTTAACCCATAAGCAGGTATAGTAAACACTAACCAAATAAGTAAAATATAAAATAACATTATTTCTCCCTATAATATTTTTTAGATGGTGGTGGAGGTGGTGGATTTGGTTTTTTATGTTTTATACATTTATCACATGTATCACCACAAAAGACATTACATGATTTAGGCCACTTCTTCTTTAGTGTACATATATTATTTTTTTTATAATATATACAATTAATATTTCTATTTATATGCCCCCCACTACTTCCAGACCCTAAAAATAAAAATAAGACAAGTACTAATATAAATAAACCCTCCATTATACCTCCTTTTATTTAAGCTTCCCAAAATTTCCAAATATTGTATTTTAATTTTGATAATAGTGAAATAATACCAAAAGATAAACTTACAGATAAAACAAAACTAAGTATCCATAAAAAAGAAGTAAACTCATATGTAAATCCTAAAAATAAACAAATACACCATATAAAAGGTAATATAAATATCCATATTAGCATTACTCCCTCCCTGCTACTTGCAATTTACGTTTTTGATTAAACCCAAAGTATTTTTTAGGATTGAATTGTCCTACTGAATCTAAAGATTTACCTAACATATAAGCAAGAAACACTTTATTATATGGTACTCCCCAATCTTTTCTTTTATTCTCTCGTTTATCTAGTCTACGTAAATTAAACTTTGTTTTGTTTTGTCTTTTCTTCCATACTTTTTTTGACATTATTTCTCCCTTTAAAACCTATAATTTAATGATATACCATTTCTAGTAGCCTGCACATATATCGGAGCATCAAAAGCATTTAATACAATTTGTACAGTAGCTATTCCTATAGAGTTAAACATTAAATCTTTCCAAGACCACCCATCTCCACCATAAAGTCCCCATTCTTCCCAAGGAAGTAAGGCATCCTTTATCTCATTAAGAATTCCTAATCCTATAGTACCCCATACAGCAAGAGTATTATTTTCAGTTGCATATAGTAATCCTGCATATACTCCCCCATAAAAAACAGCATGCTCTAATTTATCATGAGTAAACATTTCATCATCAGCCCATCTCCAGTGCTGGGCGTGAACAATTATTGGAATAAACAACGTTATAAATACTATTAAAATTAAAAATTTTTTCATTATTTCTCCCTATTATTGTTTGTGAGGGTATGGGGAGTCGAACCCCATTAACTGCAACCCATAGGGTGCAATCCCCTATTGTTGTGACCCCCCCCCATAACCTACTAGTTAATAACTAATTTTTCTTGTTCTGCTTCTAATTCTTCTATTTCTTTAGTAAGGGCCTCCGTATATTGTGGAAGCATTACCCTCTCATTTTTTCTAACACCTATTAATTTTTGAAGTCTATTATATTTATCAATTAATTGTACAAGATGTGATATTTTCATTTTAATCATCCTCATAGTCTGGTGCTTCTATTTGTTTCATAAATTCATTTTCTTCTTCTGGTACATCTGGAAGATCTTCAAACTCTGCATCTTCTATTTCCCCTTGTATCTCCTGTACTGCTCCTGCAGGCAAAATCTGTATAACAACATCTCCTTTCTTCTCACCTTTAGCCAGAACTTTACTATATCCCCTACTCTTCATTTTATGTTCAGCATACCACTTAACCCAAGGAGTATCATCTTTATGTACTCCCCCTTGTGTTTTTTCTAATACATCTTTTTTAATATTATAATCTATAGTATCATGAAAAGTATCTTCTGCCATTGTTTGTATAGTAAGTAAATCAGGATCTTTATTTATTCTATATGTTAAATTACCAGGAGTACATTTTAAAAGTTTAGCTGCTTCTGCTCTTACACCATAGACTTTCATTAATGCATTTGCTATTCTTGTTTTAGAAATAATTTCATTTTTTGGGGGTTTACCAGGAGCAGCTCTAGTAACACCTTTTTGCTTTTCAATTAAATTACCTAATTTAGTACTACCTTTTTTCATTATTTTCCTCTATAGTAAAATTTCATCAACTAAACCTTTTTCTAAACAAGTTTGTGCATCCCACCAAAGATCATGTTTTAAAATTGCAGTTATTTCTTTACGTTTTAAATTAGTATCTTGGGCATAAGTATCTTTTAATTGTACCATAAACTGCTGCATATTTTCAAACTCATCTTCTAATTCAGCAAACTTACCCCATCTCCCTGCAGAAAATTGGTGAATAAGTATATAAGCATCTGCACCTATATAGCGTTTACTTCCTGCTAAAGACATCAATGTAGCAGCACTGGCACACGCACCATCAATATAAGTATGTATAGGAACTTTACTAACTTGAATAGCATTTCTTGCAGCAAAACCAGCTAAAACACTTCCTCCATAAGAGTGAATATGTACCTTTATTGGAGGAGGAGAAATACTATATTGTAATCCTACCATTTGACTTTTTACTTCTTCTCTCTTTAAACTCTGAATAAATAATAAAACACTTTCTTCATCAACTCCACTGTAAAAATATATAACACCATCTTCTTTATTAAATTTGCTTTCATTCTTTTTTGCTGCATTATTTTCTATTGGAAACTTACCCCATATTAAATTTTTCTTTTGTTTTTCTGCCATTTATTTCTCCTTTTCTTCTTCAAAGTCAAACCACATTAAAAACAATAAACAACAAACTGCTGCAGCTAAATGGTGTTGTCCACCATCAGGATCTCTTATTTCTCCTTCCCACCAAGCTGTAATGTGCCGTAAAGCAGCATCATAATATCTCCATCTAGCTCCTTCTACTCTCTTCCAATTATCAGCTTCAGGATATCTCTTTGCTCCAAACATCAACCTTTTTATAACTTCTTGTATAGAAGGTAAAGGAAGTAAATGCCATTGAAGCTTTTCTTCATCAAACTTAACTCCCTTACTCATTTAACTTCCCTTCATATCTAATAACATCAAGATACACATCTAACCAATTATCTCGATACTTTAAATCTTCATTTTTATTACTAGGAGATAAATAAGGAATAATATACACACCTTTAGCTTGAATTGCTTTAAGATGTTTTACATTATCATCAATAAATATATCTACATTAGCTTTAGTAACATATTTAGCTTTATCTCCATGAGAAAATATTATAGGTATATCTTCCCAACCTTTTAGTTTAGCCCACCAAAGGGTTTGCACTTTATCAAGCTCCTCATCTCTATCAGTAATGAAAGTTAATTCATGCCCTTGGGAAATAAAAAGATCAATAGTTGCAGTAGCATTAAGACTCATCTTAATTCCAATATTTCCCTGAATAGATCTAAAAACTCTCCATACCTGATTGAATTCTATTTTGTCCTTAAATACAGGAAAAAAATCTCTACCAGTTATATTATTATATTCTTTCTCTTTACCTGCTACTGCTAATAAGCTATAAGTAAAATTACAGAGAGTATCATCTAAATCTATAAATATTTTCATTATTTTCCTTTATAATCGTTTATATAAAACCCTGGACCTTTAAACTGGATAGCTGGTGGGCCTGTCCAGAGACGTTTCCCCTTACCCCCACAATCAGGACAAGGGTGTGTATCTCTTGTTTTCTTTAATAGTTTTGTAAAAATAGATTTACAATCTTCACATTTAAAATCAAGAGTTGGCACTTTTATTCTCCTCTAGTTAAACAAATAATACCTAATTCAATATATTTTAAAAATTTAATAGGACAAAAACTAGGATAATTAATTCGATCATTTTTATCACAGTACTCTACTTTAATATCTAAATCATAATCTCCTTGAGGATTTGCAGTACCTAAATCAGTGCACATCATTTTTACATCCTGATAATGAAAGTACTCTCCTTCATTAAGTACAGCTTTTACTTTTTCAAGAGCATACACTTTGTCAGTAGATAATTCAATCACAGAAGGTCTATTAAATATTTCTTTTAAATGACTTTCCATACCTAAATCATGTACTATTTGTGTAACCACTACTTCTAATTCTTCTTTATTAATTTCCACTTTATTTTCCTTTGGTTAAATACCAGTGGTTACTTGCTGTCTGGATGAATGAGAATCTGACCTTTTTTATCAGTCTCAATGCCGGGAACTTCAACTGAAGGCTCTCTATACAACATTCCATCCTTAATTTTGCAAATATAACCTTTCGCTTCATTGCTTACTTTGTATGTTCCGTTAGTAACGTGCATATTATCACACGTTGATTCAAACGATTTCACTGGTTCCGGCTCAAACGCTTCCGGACATAAATCACGAGCAAAACATTCAACGTCCGTATGTCCATGTTCAAGAACTCTTTTAATATCTGCTTCTGTAATATTCACTTTATTCTCCTATTCTACATTATCAAAACAATCTTTTATTGACTCGAATGATTCATATGATACTTCATGAGGTTTTCCACCATCTATAGAAATAGTATGAGTTTGTTTACGTTCCCAAAGGAGTTTACGTTCTCCCCCCCAATTATTTTTTGATGAATATATACTAACTATATTCAAATTAAAAAAATTTGTACATATAAATTTATCATTATATGCTTTTAACTCATTCATATACCTACCTTCAGCATCTACTAGTACATCTCCATTCCGTGTGTTTAATTTAATTTTTCTAATCTCACCATTTGCATATATAACTGTATCATCTGTTCTCAAATCTGATTTTTTCATTATGTTCTCCTTTGTACCATATTCTGTTGGGTTAATAATAATTTCATATCCTTGTGGTATTCTATTCATTCTATCCTCCCTTTAATTACACTGTATAATATAGTATAATTACTGACAATGTCAAGTCTTTTTTTAATTGTTTTCGATTACATAAGAAATACCATCTTCCTGAGTAACAGTCCATGACTTATCAGCTATCTCCATTAAAGCATTATCATGTGTAATCATTATAATTTGCATATCAAGCTTCTTGCTTATTTCTTTAATCATAGCACCAAACTTCTTGCTTAATTGTCCTGTCCATTTTCCTGGTTCATCTAATATGAATACATTTCTTGATCTAGGATTTTGCATACTCCATAATACTACTCTTAAAGTAAAACCTATTACATCAAGTATACCGCCACCTTTATCATCTTTAGGTATGTACGGTTCTTTATCACCTTCTTGTACTAAGAAAAAACACTCACTCTTATTACGTTTAATTTCAAATTTAGCTATAAATCTCATATTCTTATCTTCATACACCCCCTGTAGAGCCATTGTAACCAATGCTTCTATTTTATGCTTCACTTGTACCTGTGTTAGCTGAGAAGCCTTCGCTAAGACCTCCCTAACAGTGGCAAGGGTATCATATTTGTATTGCTTAGTCTCTATAGAATCTTGTTTTTGCTTAATACTATCTTCTAAAAAGACCTTTCTATGCTTTCTTTCATCTACTTTTTCTTTTAGCTCTGATAGGTTCATAACTTCACCACTTCTTCTTCAGGTAATACCTGTTCTCCTTTATACAAATACACCCCTGTTTCCCAAAACTCACAATACTCTTCATCAGGTAAACCAGCACTAAAATCTTCTACATTTAATCCTTTTTCATTTATTATTTTTTCAATTTTATAAGTATATCCTTCTCTAATACTTACTCCATTTTCCTGAACATCAATAAGTATCCACCATCTAGTATCTTCTATTACACTACCATCTGGTTTAAGTGCTATATGCATTACTCCTCCCCAAAAAACTCAGCTTCAATAGCTGCAATAGCTTTAGGAATTTCTAATTCTAAGTTTTCTTGTTTCTTTTTATTTTTTCTAATCTCTGCTTCTAATTCATCAAAATTAGTAAACCCTAACTCTTCTAACTTTTTTATTAGCCCTTCTTTTTTAGCACCTAATCGTATAACACCTTCTTTGGCTTTAGCTATCTCTTCTTTCATCTTCTTAATCTTATCTTCACTTGACATTATCACATTCCTCCCTTAATTTACTTAATTCTATTTTAACTTCTTTAGTTTCTTTTTCTAATAGTTCATTTAAATTCTTTTCAAATAAGTCTGCATCTATCTCTCCTGAAAGACTATCTGTAAAATCACCCAAGATATCTTCACTTATTTCTATATCTTTTATATGGTCCCTAGATAATACTTTATCAGCAGGCTCATGTGGTATAATCTCCCAAGTTACTTCTTTAGTTTCTGTATCATACCAAGCAAAGCAGGGTTCATGTTCCATGCTATCCTTAGAAGCATTTAGCCTATTCATACACCCTGTATTAACTATAATTCTACCATCTTTAGAGTATGTAAACTTCTTGTGAATATCACCACATAAAATAAGATCATACTTATGCTCTCTTAAAAAAGATATACCATATAGTAAATTCTCCTGTTCATTCCATACTTTACTCATACCAATAGAAGCATGGATAATTAAAATGTTTAATTTACTCTCATCCTGTATTTCAGGTACATCTTCACCCCATGAGGCTCCATAAATAGCTATATTCTTTTCTTCATCTAATCCATTAGGAATACTAGATAATTCATTAACTAATCCTGAAGCTATTAAAATTCCAAGATTAGTTTTACGTGTATCTTTACTATACATATACTTATCATGTTGCCCAAAGATTACTCCAATACCAACAGGTTTTCCCACATACTTTAATAAAATTTTACTCATTTCATTTAAAGTAAGGTAGGCTCTTTGTTTATCAAAAAAATCACCAGCTTGAAGAATATATGCTTTTTCATCACATGCCCTACCTAATATATATTTTATTTTCTTATATTGAGTTACTGTTAAATCATCTAATCTAGCAATAGGATTATGATCCAGTATGTGCAAATCAGATAGTAGCAATAATTTCATCTATCCTCCCTTCTTCTAAAACAGTATTACATGTTGGGCATACACCTAATTCTTTTAAGTACACTTTATACTCATCTATTTTCTTTTGTAGTATGTCAACATTCATTTTACACATAGAATCATTACAAACATACTCTGTGTAAAGTCCATCTTGTTTAACAAGCAATAAAAATAATTCAGTATTTATATCTAATCTTTTATCTACCTTGTCAATAAGCACTTCACACTGAAGGAAGTCTTCTTCATCTAAAATACTTTCAGAACATTTATAGTACTCTTGTAATAACTCTATAAAATCTTTTACTTCTGCTATTGAATTTATTTTTTTCTCTACTGCAATAACATCATTTTCTGCTTTAGCTCTGTGTATGTCCAGACTTAATTTCCCATTAATGTATTCACACTCTTCTAATAATTCAATAAGAGTAATACTACTTTTCATTTCTTCAATTTTACTTATAACTGCATTTACTTTACTCTCTGCTTTTAGAAGTGTATTCTTTATACTTAAAAGAAAATCTAACTCCTGCGCTTCATTACCAATTAATCCTAACTTCTGCCAAAGGACTTTACACTTCTCTGCTTCTACACTCTTATTTTCTACTTTAGTAAATTCCCTGCTTAAAGCTTCAACATCCCCTAATTCATCTAACTCCTGAGATAATTCTATCTTTTGATCTTTAAGAAGTTTAATATCCCTATTTTCACCATTAATTTTAGATGTACATAAAGTTACCCATTCATCCACTCTTTCTAATTTTGTAATTTTATTTAATTCTTTACCCACCAAACCAGGAGAATCTAGTATAAGATAGGACATCTCCTGTTGATAAGCAAAATTAAGATCAGATAAGTTAAGTTTTTGCTCAACTACATCCGGTATACTTTGCGAAATTCCTTTAAAAGTTTCATCATCTACTGTATATGTAGCTCCTTTACTATCTTTATGTAATCCTACAGTAGTATCATCTGCAGTAAGTATAACTTCTGTATCTGGATCTTCCGTAAAGTCTGAGTGAAAACGGAAACCAGAGGGTTTGTTTTTACATACCCATTTAAGAGCTCTGGCAATTGCTGATTTACCTGTATCACTAGTACCAACGATCACATTAATTCCTGGTACAAAATCTAGAGTTGTTTTTTTATGACTTTGAAAGTTTTTTATATCTAATTTGGTAAACATTTAGCCCTTCCTCCTTAAATACTCAGCAATAAGAATAGCTTCTGCTCTATCATGGTCTTTCTTTCTTTTTAATTTACTATTTACTGAAGGAAATAATTCAAGAGCTCTAATACGACTAGCATCCTTATTTTTACCCATACCCTGAAACATCTCCTTCTTCCATGTCTGAGGAGTAATAAGTGTTAATGGATGTCTGGTCATAGCAATTAGCCCTTTCCAGACGCCATAGCCCTCACCCATTTTGAACATTGATGATACTCCTTGCCCAGGCATAGCATGTATTTTTTCTAAACCAAAATGGTAATTTTCATTATCTTTTTCACCTATAAGCAAACTAGCCACTATATCAGCCATTTCTACTGTATTATATACTCTTCTATTTTTCTTATTAACCTTAACCTGTAGAGTAGGAGTATCATACACCACAACTTCTCTATTGCTATATATAGCTGCAATAGCTCCGCTTAATCCAGGATCAATTCCAATGTATACCATTACCCCCTCCACAATTCAGTAATTCTAACACCACAATTTATAGTGTCAGCCATAAAAAGAAATCCTACAATATCAGCCACTAAGTCTCTCCATGAGAAGCCATCACCACCATACCACCCATATATTCTCCAATCAAGTATACTATCTTTTATTTCCCATATAACCCCAAAGTACACACAGTATAAAAAAACTTGAAAAGGAGTAGCACATATAAAGTAAAGTATAAAATATAAAATCATAGAACCAAATAAATGTTCTAATTTATCTGATTCTAATACTGCCCCACTTGTACTGTTCCAAGTATCTCCAGACCATGCCCAATGGACTTTACCTGGATTCTTGAATAACATTGGCGTAAATAATAAGATTGTAATTATTGCTGCTAATAT